ATTAAATCAATTTAAATCACAATAACGCCGATAAATCAAACTGATTACCCATAAGCACATTAACAGCATCCACCAATGGGTCGATCTGGTCATCGTGCTTATGGCTGTCATTGGCTGTAAACGCCTCACACTCGCTCAAAAAGTCAACTACCCACGGCGCTGACTCAGGGATATACACACCACCGGATTCAATACGTGGCTGTACCTCCATTACGCGGGTTAGCTTGTCTTTTGTGCGTTGTACTGGCATGACTGGGATAAACCCTTGTTCATGCTTTAGTTGCTGAATTAGACCAGTCCCTGAAGCCTTATCCTCGATATAAAACCCGCTCGCAGGCGGCAATGCTTCGCGCCCATTGTTTACCGATACGCTGGCCCAAATGTCTTTGGCCATAATCAATAGCCCCACGGCGTCAACCTTTTTGCGCCATAGGTTCAGGATATACACTTGACCAGTGCGAAGCAATACGGCATCAATAAACACCGTGTAATCGTTGTTTTCACCTGTTTTCATGGCTGTATCAGCGAACACCGCCCTACGGCTGAATTCACGCCATCCTGGAAGCTCTGTGTACCGTTTAAACCATTCACCCTTGATTAGCTCACCACCAAGGATATACGGCTCTTGCTGATACTGACCTTCAAACGTGAAATTACCTTTTTCCTTAAGCTGTAAAAGGCTTTCTAATGGTTCTTTTTCAGGCCAGTAGCTTTTCTCGTCAGCAATTGCCGGTATCTTGATGTGCGTCCACTCGTAACCATCCCCGCCATTCAGCAGGAATCCGGTCAAGTCTTCGTCAGCCAGGCGCTGCATGATGACAATAACTGGAGTGTCAGGTGACGCCTTACGGCTTTGCACCGTGTTAATGTAGGCGTTGTTAACCGCATCGCGCTTTGTCTTAGATAGGCTATCGGCTGGCTTCAAAGGGTCATCGATGATGATCGCACCCTGAAACCCTTTAGCCATGTGGCCAGCACGAAAGCCAGTAACCTGACCAAGTGTTGACGTGGCATAACACCCGCCAATTGAGATACTGTCGCTATCGACCACGTTCCAGCGACCACGCGCGTTAGAGTCCGACTTAATTGGTAAGGGAAAAAGCTCTTGAAATTCAGCCGATGTGATTAGTTCTTTGGCCTTCGCTGAATTCAATTCAGCCAGTTCAGAGCTATAGCTAAGATGCAAGAATCGAGCCCGTGGATTAAATGCCAAGCCACGCGCCATAAAGTTTATAACTGCCAACTCAGTCTTTGAGCTGCCCGGTGGAACGTTGATAATCAGGCGCTTAGTCTTGCCATCCATAACCAACTGCAAAGCGTCTGCAATAGCCTTATGGTGCCAATTTATGCGAAATTTGACACCTTCGCGGATCCTGAAAAAGTAACGCGCAAAGAATAAGTGATCAACCTGCATGGCCGCTTTAACGGCCATCTTTTCCTCAGATGTCAGCACTTATTTTTTCTAGGATGCTTTTCACCATTTTTGCATCTAGCTCAATAGCGGGCTTCGGACTCATTGAATTGTCGCTTGAGGTGTGGTCAATGTCTTGCTTGTCTCGCCATGTCTTAGGCTGTCTATTTTTAAGCCATGCCATAGCAGCCCCAGTATCTGGTGGGTAATGCTTTACAAGCTCTGTAATCACAATTTTACCGTCTATTACCTTCACATCAGAATCTGGGTGACTGTAGCCTAGAGCGCGGTTATAGAGCGCCTGTGCGACCTTTGAGTCAGCAACATCCTTGCCAGCCTTTAGGGACTCGCAAAATTCAGGATGTGATATTTTCCAGCGGTTGATTGTGGCAACATCAACTTCAAGCATTTCAGCCAGCCGATTATCATCCGCACCCAAAAGGCAGAATTTATAACAAAGCTCGACATACTCTTTTTTGTAAAGAGTTGGCCTACCTACTGACTGAGTTTTTTTTGATGTTGCCATTGGATTATTTTACTACGCGATAGGCGATGATGTCATATGCTGGATTATGAGATTCATCTTTTGCGTAGTGCCATCGAAATTGGCCAGCAGAGTATTCTTCACTACCAGCATCTCTAAACTTTACTTCAACTCTTGATTCATTTTTAACAGGACAATCCCCACCACCCCAACTAATCCACCCATCACAATCATCCTTCACCGCCCCACCATCCACCAAAGGCTTGGCAACCTCATTTAAGCGAGCCTCACCATAAAGCGAAGAGTAGGCCACAAAATCTTCCACCGAATCGGCGTGTGCTTCTTTGCGCTGATTATCCCGAACCATCTTCAATACAGCCATAAGCAACCAACCATTAGCCTCTGTCAGTGAATGCCCTGTAATGGCGTTATATGCAGCCACAGTAGCTGCCATGCTACGCTCCCCTTCTGGCTTGTCGTAAGTCGCCGCACGGGCTTGCATATGCGTTTGTGCTTTGTTAAGCAATTGTTGTGCTGTTATTTTCATGTCTTGACCTTTAATGTGTTGATAAAAAAGTTTGCCGGGCGTCCGCTGATATAGGCCAGGCCCGGCGCTGACCCTCAACGCGGTAGGATAACCGCTTCAACGGTTGATTGTTATTTTAACCTAGTCTTGAGTGGAATTCAATCTCAGCCTTGATTTCTTCAACTTTATTTAACTCATTCAAAACGTCTTCAATATCAACGTCGTTGTTAACCAAAATCAATGAGTGAATTAGTAAGTTTGTGATCTTGTCTTTTTCGCTTAATTTGTCGAATGCTGAAAAACATGCACCAACCGAGTTTCGCAACTTGGTGGCTGATCTGGTTGAGTCTGGGTACTCAACAATCTTTACTTCTCCGCCAGCATTCCAGCACAACATTGCATCTTTAACTTTCATTTTTTCAATCCTTTTTTAGTGAGTCTTTATTGTAGCTTAAATCTAACCGTTTATGCGCTACAAATTTCAATGCTAAAAATAAATTCAATTTCACTCAATAGTTGGCACGGTTCATGCTACGCAATTCGCAGAAAGAGAGACCACCCTTTACCCCCCCCCTAAAGGGGTGGGGGGTCTTGGGGGTCTTACTCTATCTATTTCCCCCCGAGACCCCCAAAGAGACCCCCAAAGACCCCCAAAACCCCATAAAAGCGGGGGTTTTACCTGTTTTTACGGGGGTATGCTTGGGGGTTTTTATTTTCATCATGATATTTATAGACCCCCGAGCAGTTTTTTAGTAGCCTCATCACCAATCCTCTGACTTACGTACTCATGCGGGTAAGTTAGGCACCATCCGTGCTCAACTTTCATTACATATGGCTTCATTGCATCCGTTGTTAGGCCCCTATTGTTGCCCAAATCTGTCATTTTTCTGCCGTCTTTTACCTTTGTGCGACCACCAAATCCACCCTCAAAAGCGTCTCTTAAAACGCTGGTTGTGATGTATGGAAGGCCGTTTATAAGCTCGCCACCTGACGATTCCCAGAGCTTTTCTAGCCACTCAAGCAAGCCATCCTGAATGTCTGGCAATACCAATTTGCTGGTTTTTGAATCAATTGGAGCATCACAAATAGACACAATGGCGCTAGTAACCTGCTCGCCATCTTCGTCAATCCATCCCGGAATAGCCACGCTTGAAAGCTGCGCAAAGATGCTTTGAGGCATTTCAGCGTCCTTTGTTTTTCGCGCGGCAATCTCTAATGGCTTCTTTTCTTTGGCTGGAACGATGCTAATTTCATTCTCTAACGCGCCTTTCCACGCACTAGATCCACGCGCCCGGTGCTGCGTTTCCTCAGAAACTCCTGTGTGGTGGACCAATAAAACAGAGCATTCATACTCACGCATAAGCCCCGCGCAAGCGTCCAGCATGGTTTTTGCATCCTCCGAGCTGTTTTCGTCACCACTCAAAAACCTGTGCAAAGTGTCAACTACTATCAGTTTTGGCTTTCCTGGCAACGAATCAATGGCCTTCTTAACGCGCAAATACCCGGCTGAAGTGTTCAGATCAACTCCAGCTTTTGACAGCCACATATTGAGCTTATTAACCCCATGCGCGTGTTTCCAAGCTGCCACCCGTCCTTTTAAGCCGTGGTGTCCTTCACCAGCCAAGTAAACAACATCACCATTTTTAACCTTTAGCCCGGCCCATAGTTGCTTATCGCTGGCGATATGAAGGCACCAATCAAGCACTACAAACGTCTTTCCACCGCCTGATGGTCCATGAACCATAGACAAACCCAAGTCCTGTAGCCAACCCTTAATAAGCCACTTAATCGGTGCAGGCTGTGCGCTGAATTCGTCAGCGTGAACCAGGTAATCATCTTCACATTCAACATTGCATGGCTCCAACAACTCCCCCAAATCATTCCCAGCCTGCGCATAATCGTTTGCATCCCCTAGCATTGGTGTAATGATGACAGTAGCACCAATCAACCCCGCAGCCTTGTCTGCCTCACGCTTACCCGTCCCTGACTCATCGTTATCAGCCACGATAACAATCTCACGCAACTTCCCAACGCCATGACGCAAAGCCTGTGCAGTCGCCGCCATGTTGCCCGCAGAAAAGCTTATGACAACTGACTTGCCCGTAGTCTCAAAAACGCTTGCCCCAGTGGCAATGCCCTCGCATATATAGATACGTCCATCGCCGGTTGAATCAATGACAGGCCCGATTGACCAATAAGCACCGCCAGCCTGACCACCTTTCATATTCATTTTCACGCCGTCATTGTCAATGTATTGCAGGCTACGAATATCACCATCAATAAGCATTGGCGCTATCAAACGCCCGTCCGGTGCAATGCGCCAACCGGGATTACTAATCCCCTTACGCTTGATGTATGGATGGTCATCACTTGCCAACTGCGCAGCATCCCATATCTTCGTGGCTGTATAAGCAGCGTATTCCCGAGAGTCTGAAAGCTCCTTTTCACGCTTGGCCTTGAGTTCATTGATCTGTTTTACGTGAGCAATGTTTTCCTGAAAAGTAAGTTCGCGCCCGATGTTTGCCCTGAATTGGTACTCTTCTCCAGTCTTCCAATCTCCGTACACACCCGCCGGAACCTTTCCATCATGCAAGACATACCACCCGCTTAAATCACCCTTTTTAGACCCTGTAGCGAAGCGGTGTAACTTCCCGTCACACACGATGTCATCAGGCGCTTGGATGCAGTTTTCTGACATATGAACCCGTAGCTGATGCTCAGGCGGCAAGACTGGCGTATCAATGTTGACGGGGAAACCATTTGGGAAGATGCTTTTTAGACTGCTCATTGTTTAGCCTCCACGTTAGTCTCTGAGACATTGGCCGCTCTAAAGTTGCAAATAACCTCTGTAAACACTGCGGCATGTGCAATCACCCATTCATACAGTTCGTCATCTTCACGTTTGTCAAGTTCCATCGTTACCTGCATACGTAGCATTTCTTCTCGACGCATGTTTAGCCAAGCCTCGAAAGAGTTCATATCGTTCACGCCAGTATGGGTAAGCCACTTCCCAAGAGGGATGCTTACCAGCATTTCAGAAAGTGGCATCATTCCAGCCTCACGCATCCGAGAATCTAAATTGTTTTCCATCATTTCACACCCCCAATCACCGCCAACGCCACGGCCAACTCAGCCGAGTGTGAATTTTCTTCCGCCTTGTCTCCTACGTTAGCCCACCAGTAGCCCATAGAATCACGCCACGGAAAGCAATTAAAACGCTTAGCAATAGGCCATATCACCAGCGGGTCACGGTAGTCAAACGGCACCCATTCGCCATCGACTAAGCAGTTAATATTGTGCTCTCCTGACTTGTCAATGTAGTCATGAATGTGGAATGGAGACCAGCCGATGGAGATGGCGAGGGCTTTGCTTGTTTCGTGATGTGTCATGGTTGCCTTGTAAGTGGTTGAAAAACGCCAATTTTAGGCGTGAAAACATAGTGAAAATAAATTTAAAATTGTTTCTTTTTGGCCTTTTTGTGTGGCACAATAGAGGCTCAACAACAAAGGATTTATATGACAAAAAAATCAATGGCAATTTTCTATGCCGACAAGCTTGATGAATTATCAGGCGATGACAATAGTTTGCTACACATAAACTGCGCAGCAGTTCTTCGCCATGTTGATTCAATTAATTATGACTTGGTTGAAGCTCTGTCAATGATGCTTCGTAGATTTGGTGGAGCTACAGACAAAATAACACCTGCTGAGCTTCAGGCTATAGCAGCAATAGCCAAAGCAACAGGAAAATAAAAAAGTAGCGCACCAATCCTGCGCTACAATAAAGACTCAACAATCAACAACCAAGGAATAAAATGAACTGCTGTGATGACTACGGGAAATGCACTCAAGGATATAACTGTCCTGCTCGTGAAAAACACTGTGAAAAAGAACGCATCCTTGTCAAAGAGGTTTTTATTGACTTGCTACTGGCGGTAGCTGGAGCTGGTGTTATTACTGGCGTAGTGGCTTACTTTATTGGGTATCAATTATGAAAGTAATTACAGCAACAGAATCACTTGATCATCCTGCCGTTGATGAGTTAATTAAGTCGATGGTTGAGACTACAAACAGAATTATCAAAGAACGCGACGCACTAAAGGCAGACGCTGATCGACTTGATTGGCTTGAACTTCAAAGCACCAGCAGCGTAGAAGAATCCGGCGTATGGGCTGCATGGGAATCTGATGCGCCAACTTTGCGTGATGCTATCGACGCCGCGAGGGCTGCATCATGACCGAAATCAAGTTACCACCACTTCCCAATGAAATTGATCTGAGCACCCCATCGGATGAGCGGGGGATATATGGTCACACCTCTGAGCAAATGACAGCCTACGCCATACTCGCCCTCGCTGATCTAGTCACCCGAGTGCAAGAGCTTGAAGCTGCTGCGAAGTTGGCACTGGATGCCATGAACAAACACGGATCACCGTATCTCGGACACATTGAATGGTATCAACAGGGTGTCGAAGCGCTCAGAAAGGCAATTCCATGACAAAACAACAACTGCTTGACATCATCAAGCTGCTATCAGCACTGGAGTCTTGGAGCTTTGCTGAAAAGAATCGCCTGCCTGATTACTTGCTTGAAGATATTCAGAAATCGGTGGATGCACTTACTGTGGAGATTCTGAAATGAGCGAATCAAGAGCAGCGCTTGAAATAACCGCTGGTGATGATTTCCACCTGACATTACTAATGGTCCCAATGTCACTTAATTTTGTGACGGGACGCGATAGGGAGTCATTGCTTGAGTACGCCAGAGCAGTCTGGCAAGCATCCCGCAAACAGGCGCTTGAAGACTCTGTGTGCGCAATCGAAGACGCGAACGCTCGACGTGTTGTTTATACGCCCGATTGCGTTGAAATTATTAAAGGACTCATATGAAAACAATCGAAGCGATGAAGCAGGCACTTAGCATTGTAAGCCGCACGCCTACTTACACAGCACCAGTGATACTAGCTTTGCAAGAGGCCATTGCAGCCGAAGAAGCGCAGTGGTTGGAGCCTGTTGCTTGGATTTATGAGTGTGGAACTATTGGAGGATACGACTACAGGCTAGAAAAAGAGCGCATTACTGAAGGCCATTACGCTGACTCAGCAATGTGGATTGAAACACCCCTCTATAGACACCTTGCACCAACTAAACCTGCATTGTCGACTGAGCGTGAGGCGCTGGTTGCTCAATCGGATATGTGGACCAGCAATAAAACTGCGAGTGACGAAGATTTTCAGGCGATAAAAGCTTTACTGCAAGAAATGGCCGACATGCTGGCTTCTGATGCGCAAGAGATTGCACCACACGGCTGGATGATTGAAGGCAGTAGCCAAGTGCTACGCGGTGAGCACGCAGAATTCGATGCAAAGTCTGAAGCAAAGCGGTGCGGTGGTACTTGTCAGGCTTACCCTGTTTACTTGAAGCCATGAGCAAATACCTGCAAATCGCCAAAGCAATAGCACAGTTAAGCAAAGATACCACCAAAGTCGGAGCTGTGATTATTGGAAAAGACGGAAGTGGTGGACCGTGGGGATATAACGGCGCGCCACGAAAGTGCAACGCTGACGAAGACGATCGAAAAGAACGGCCAGAAAAGTATTTTTGGTTTGAGCACGCAGAGAGAAACGCTATTTACGCAGCTGCCAAGGCTGGGTTTTCAACCAATGGTACGACTTTGGTGGTAACTCACCCGCCGTGCATTGACTGTGCAAGAGCTATCGTTCAGGCTGGGATTGTGAGGGTTATAGCAGCTAATCCTGACCCTGAATTCATGGCTAGGTGGAATGATAGCTCAGAACGATCTAAGCGCCTGTTTGATGAATGCGGGATTGAATTTGAGATTATTGGAGAATCAACATGACATTTGAAGAATGGTATTCACTAGATGATGCCGATCTAGAAGACAACGCGCCAAGCACCTATGATTTTGATTCTCATCATAAATACTGGCTTAAGGCTGCGTTTGATGCTGGTCGTAAACAGGCGCTTGAAGAAGCTGCGCAACTGTGTTTTGACAACTCAGAAGAAACAGGGACAAAGAATGGTAGATCACTTGCACCATTTCCGCATGAGTGTGAAGGTATGCACTCAGGAATGACATATGCCAAAGCAATAAGGAACATGAAATGAACACAAAATTAATCTGGGCAACGCCAGATGCTGACAAACTTATCGCCTACATTGCTCGGGTAAGCAATCCATCCAATCAAGACAATGAATCAATTGAAGGTTTGCTTAAATACATGATGACTCACAATCATGTAAGCCCTTTTGAAATGGCTAGTGCAGTTATTGAAATCACTACGACGCGAGACATTGGCCGTCAGATTTTGAGGCATCGTAGCTTTTCATTTCAGGAATTTAGCCAACGCTACGCCAACACGAACGAACTACCAGACGCACCATTGCGCGAGTGTCGCTTACAAGATACGGTTAACCGGCAGAACTCTATTGAGACTGGAGAAGATGAACAATGGTTGTCAAATTCATGGGCTCACCTGCAAAACAAGATCATGCTAGAGGCTCAGGACGCATACGACTGGGCTCTTAAAAATGGTATTGCCAAAGAACAGGCCCGCGCTTTGTTGCCTGAAGGATTGACAACCAGTCGAATGTATATGAGTGGAACGTTACGCAGTTGGATTCACTACCTACAGTCACGCCTTGACCCGTCAACGCAAAAGGAACACCGCGCCATTGCACAGCAGGTTTTAGAGCAATTGCGAGTAGTCGCACCAGTGACGATTAACGCATTTTTCCCGGTGATTCCATGACCTGCCAACACAACGCCCAGTCATGCGTGATTGAAACCAGGCGCGACAGTCCAACGACGATCTACCGTGTAAGGCTTTGCAACTGCTGTTTTCAAAGGTACATCACCGTCGAAACAATCTTTGACGGCGAAATGCCAAAAAGCAAAAAGAAGCGCGTAAGAGATTACGCATCAGAGAAAATCAGGCGAGAAGCCAACAAAGAAAAAGAAATGAAAATTTCAAATTCTGCAAAAAATATTACCAGCGTTTGGAAAAACACCTAGTAATTGCGCTACACTTAAAGCACGCCACGAACTGACCGTCAGACGGTGGCTAATTCAACAGATAGTAACCATCATGAAACAATACCATGTAGAGCTTAGCGTTTCCATTAAACAAGGTAATCCAGGAGATTACGCTCCTGATCGCCATGTTTATTTCACCATTTCGGAAATGCTCCCAAAAAACGTAGATGCGCAAAAATATTTGCGTCAGAGACTTGCGGAAGAATTGAAACGTCATTTCAATGCTTTGATTGATCAAATTGACAATCAAACCGATGAAGTTAAATCATCAATCGATCCACTTGATGACATGCCGTTTTAATTAAACAAGGAACCATCATGGCAATCGACCTTAGCTCTATCAAGAAGGGTAAAAACCTTCGTCCACCTCGCATTTTTCTTTACAGCACGCATGGCATTGGTAAATCAACCTTCGCCAGCCAAGCACCTAACCCGATCTTCATTTGTGCTGAAGATGGCCTTGACGCCCTTGACGTAGCTCACTTTCCAATCGCCACCAGTAGCGCTGACGTGATGGAAATGATACAGACACTCTACACCGAGGAACACGAATACCAGACCGTGGCACTCGACACGGTGGACTGGTTAGAGAACTTGCTAAACAGCGAGATTGAGGCCGAACACGACGCCAAAGAACTAGCCTATGGCCGGGCTGCAATGTATTTGGCGAACAAATGGCGCGACATTCTCGATGGGTTTAATGCACTGCGTAATGACAAAGGCATGAACGTCATCCTTATTGGTCACAGTGAGATTAAGCGTTTTGATAGCCCTGAGGTAGACAGCTACGACCGTTATCAACCAAAGCTTCAAACCCGCTCAAGTGCAATTATTCAGGAGTGGGCAGACTGTGTTTTCTTTGCAAATTACAAAACAGTGGTGAAAAAGGAAGACTTAGGTTTCAACAAAGAGCGAGGACGGGCTATTTCAAACGGTGAACGAATGATCTTCACGCAAGAAAAGCCCGCTTATTTGGCCAAGAATCGCTACAGCTTGCCAGATAGCTTTTCGCTGAATTGGGGTGCGTTTAATGATGCAATGATTAAGGCGGTTGTATGAGTAAAGAAATTGAAACAGGCGGGCCAGCGTTTCCGTCAACGAATCAGGTTCGCATTGGTGATATGAGTACATCAGGCCATGCAGGCCTTGATTTGCGCGATTACTTTGCATCAAAGGCGATGCAAGCAATGCTATCAAGTCCAAATTGCCCAATGAAAGTTGATAATTCAGAGCTCGCAAAAATTTCGTATGAAGTGGCCGACGCCATGCTAGAGGCCAGAAAATGACAAATATTATCAACTTCACGGAGCCACCAAAAGTGCAGCGTAAATGCTCTTTCTGTTGCAAGACTGAACACCAAGTTGAGAGATTTGTTTCAAATAATCAGACTGGAAAAGATGAAAAAAACATTTGTAATGAGTGCATTGAAAAAGCAAATGAACTTTTGAAAGAAGTTGTATGAACACCTCAGAACTCTCAAAACTATGGCTAAAAGCCAAGTCAGACGAACACGAAGCGCAAGAACGCCGCCGATCAATCGAAGACCAACTAAGCGAGTCTTTGAAGGTTGACGACCGCCTAGATGCCGTTCAAACGACTAAATTAGATGACTTTACTGTCAAGGTGACAACTCGGTTAAATCGCAAGGTTGACGCTGATCTGGTTCAGGAAATCGCAAGCGAAAACGACATGGGCGCATACCTTACGCAGTTGTTTCGCTGGAAACCTGACATCAACCTGACTGCATGGAAAAATGCACCAAAAGATGTAACTAAATTGCTATCAAAAGCAATCACCACCACGGCTTCACGGCCATCATTTTCAATCACTACTGTAAATAAGGAATAAATCAAATGGCACACATCGGAATGAGTTTCACGGACGAAGACTTGGCATCAACTGGCGACGGTGACTTTTCACCACTTCCAGCCGGGGAATATAGCGTCACAATTGATGGCGCAGACTTGAAGCAAACCAAGGCAGGTGACGGTACATACATCAATCTTAAAATGATTGTTGATGGCCCGACTCACATGGGTCGCATTGTGTTTTCGATGTTGAACATTCAAAACCCAAGCCAAAAAGCTGAGGCTATTGGACGTGGTCAACTTGGTGACATTCTGCGTATTCTCGGAATTCAGGCGGCTACGTTTGAGGACACCGACCAGCTACTAGGTGGTCAAATGATTGTCAAGTTGGCGATAAAAGAAGCACAAGGCGATTACAAGGCGGGAAACAACGTGCAGGCTTACAAGCCATTGACAGGAGGCGCACCAACGAAAGCAACCGCACCACGTCAAGCAGCTCCAGCCCCACAACGCCAGGCTACAGCAGCACCTGCGGCTAAGTCTCCACCTTGGGCAAAACGCTGATTTTTGAGCTACAATAAGAAACCCGCTTAGGTGGGTTTTTTCAACAACAAAAAGGAAATCATGGAAAATAACGATCTTTTTCAAGAGAAAAAATCAACTGCATTGGTTGATTCCTGTAAACCTATTTTTGCAGAGATAAATAAATTTTCGCTTGACGAAAAAGTCAATGCAATCAATACAATTCGTGAAATGATTCACGACATTAGCCCATTCAAAACAGAACCCGTTGATTTTGTTCGATGGGTTAAATCTGATCTTGTAAAAGCAAATGATTACAACCCAAATAGCGTAGCACCACCTGAAATGGAATTGCTGCGCTTATCAATTGCAAACGATGGCTATACCCAGCCAATTGTCTCAATGGCAAATGATGACGGTACGCGAGACGTTATTGATGGATTTCACCGAAATCGCGTTGGAAAAGAGTGCAAAGATATTCAATCAAGGGTTCACGGTTATCTTCCACTTGTTCAAATTAGATCAGAGCAAACTGATAAAAATGATCGAATGGCATCAACAATTCGACATAACCGAGCGCGTGGAAAACACAAAGTTGAAGCAATGTCGGATATTGTTGTTGAATTAAAACGACGATTTTGGAATGATGAAAAGATTGCAAAAGAACTTGGAATGGAATCTGACGAAGTTTTGAGACTTCAGCAAATTACTGGACTTGCTGGATTGTTTGCAGATCGTGAATTCTCAGAGGCATGGGAAGCAGAATCAT